GCAAAGGCCATGGAAGAACAGCGGGCCAAGTTGGACGCGCTCACGCAAGCATTCGAGGCCGGGGAGGTGAGCCAAAAGGAATACGCGCAGTCATTCGAGGAAGTGACCCAGGCCATCGCAAAGACCGAAGCGCAGCAGGCGGAACTGGCCAACGAAACGGAGCAGACCAAGCAGAGCAGCGCCAAGCTTGAGCAGTCGATCGCCAAGCTGAACGATGAGTTCAAGAAGGGACTGATCACCCAGCGAGAGTACGAGCAAGGCCTGAACAAGATCGACCAGGAGGCACGAACCGCAGGCGCTGGGATCGGTGACTTCATCCGGTCGATCAGGGACCAATACTCAGGGGGCAACACGAAGAACGAACTTGGATCCTTGGCCCTGCAATATGTGGGCATCGGAGCCGCCGTAGAGGGTGCCCGCCGTATCATCGGGAGCGCGGTCAACACCGTACTGGAGTTCGATTCAGCGTTGGCACGTATCCGGGCGTTGGGTGGTGAGTACGCCAAGAACATCGACCGTATCGGTGACGCTTCAAAGACGGCAGGCACACAGTTCGGGTTCACGGCCACCCAATCACTGAGCGCAGCCGAAGCACTGGCCAAGTCTGGTGTTCAAACTGAGGACATCTTGGGCGGTGCCCTGACGGGTGCCTTGACACTGGCCGCGGCCGGTACGTTGGAAGTGGGAGAGGCCGCAGAGGTAGCAGCCAACACCATGACACAGTTCGGCCTTGCTGGTACGGACGTGACCAAGATCGCCGACCTGTTGGCCGCTGGTGCCAATAGTGCCACAGGTGATGTGGGAGACTTTGCGCAAGCCCTGAAGCAATCGGGGCTGGTGGCTTCGCAGTTCGGCCTATCCGTGGAGGAGACCGTGGGCACGCTGACCGCCTTCGCATCCGCTGGCCTGCTGGGCAGCGATTCAGGTACGTCCTTCCGTACGATGTTGCTCAGGCTTGCCAAGCCATCGGAGGAAGCCGCCGCGACCATGGAGCGGCTGGGAGTTGCTGCCTTCGATGCCGAGGGTTCGTTCGTGGGTATCGAAGACCTTGCCGGGCAGTTGAAGACGCAGCTCGCCGGGTTGACGGAGGAACAGCGAAACGCAGCACTGGCCACAATCTTCGGGGCTGATGCGATCCGGGCGGCAAGTATCCTGTATGAGCAGGGGTCTGAGGGGGTTGCCAAGTGGACCAAGGAAGTGAACAAAACTGGGTTCGGCGCAAGGGTTGCAGCAGAGCAACAGGACACCTTACAAGGAGCGATCGATCGCAGTAATTCAGCTTGGGAGGGTTTCGTACTTGGTGTGGAGGACGGGAGCGGTGTGATAGGGACGGCCATAAAGAGCGTGATCCAGGCTTATACGGGCCTTCTTCAATTGCTGACCCCGGACGCGGCCGATCGTTTCGGTGAAGGGGTCCAAGGTCAACTCAAGGGCATCAATAACGAACTGTCCAAGGGCATCGAACTGTCCAACTCCTTCGCGGAGGAACAGATCCGCTTTGCGTCCGAGAGGGTCAGGGGTCTGGAATCCATCGGCAACGCAGAGCGCCAACTGCTGAACGCCAATGCACGCCGCGCGAAGGTGTTGCAGGAAATCAACGCACTTGAGGCCAACGAATCCACCTTGAGCGCCCAAGGTGTGATCAAGCTGGCTGTCTACCGTCAGGAACTTGGGGCCATCGACAAGATCATTCAGGCCAAGGGAGGAAGCGCCAAGGCAAGCGGTGAACTGGCGGAGGCCGAAAAGAAAGGAAGCCTTGATGCCATCAACGCAGCGGAAACGGTAGCCCTTGCACGCCAGCGCCTAACCGCAGAGATCAAGGCCGAAAAGGATTCACGCGAAGCCCTTGCAGCCACCGACACAGCGGCCATCGCAGGAGCGGATAAGCGTATCGCGCAACTGGAGAAGGAGTTGGCCGCCTTGGATGGAAAGACGCAGGCAGTGATCAAGCTGACCGAAGCGGACCAGAAGCAACTGGATTTGATGCGCGAGATGCAGGCGCTCGCTGAACAGGCAGCGGAGCCGATCGAGCCGCGCGACCTGTTGGCCACGGCAGAACCGCAGCGCCTTGGACTGGACAGCGCGAACCCTGCGGACCTTGTTGAGGGGGAGATCAACCGGCTGCGTGAAGAGTTGCGGATTGCTGACATTGCCGGGGTTGCAGACTACAATCTCCAGCGTGAATTATTGGACCAGGAGTACTACGATGGTCGGATCGCTTCGCTGGAGGAGTACAACGCACGCAAGAAGGCGATCGACCAGGCAGAGGCGGTCACGACAGTAGCCGCAGCCACAGACCTGTTGGGTTCTCTTCAGCAGTTGAGTGACCTTGGGTTCGACCAGAAGGTGGCGAACCTTGACGCGCAGCAGAAGACCATTCAGGAAAAGATCGCCAACGCCACAAGCGAGGCTCAGCGACGTGAATTGGAGGATCAGTCCAAGCGTATCGACGAAGAAAAGAAGGCGCTGGATGAGCGAAAGAAGATCACTCAAGGATTCGCAGTTGCATCCGCGCTTATCAACACATACCTGAGCGCAACTCAGGCCATGGCCCAGGTTCCATTCCCGGCCAATATCGCAGCAGCAACAGCGGCGATCATTAGCGGACTGGTGAACGTTGCGAAGATCAAGGGCTTCGCAGATGGTGGAGAGATCAGCGGAGACGTGAAACCATCATGGGGGCCAAGGGTCAACCGTTCCAATGGCGACAACGTTCTGGCTCGTGCCGGCAAAGGCTTCGTCACCCTGAAGACCGGGGAGAAAGTCCTGAACGAAAAGCAGCAGCGCAAGGCGGAGCAGTTGGCAGGCCCTGGATTCTGGGGAGCCATTGGTCTGCCGGGCTACTCAGGCACCATGGACAGGTTCCGTTCGGCCATGTTCAAAGGAGGCTACGCGGACGGCGGAACCGTTGGCATTGTGACCCCACGGCCAACCCCTTCAATGATCGTTCAGAGTACACTTGCAGCGGAAATGGCCGAGGCCAACGCCCGGCCCATCTATGCGTCCTATGTCGAGTTCAGTGATGTCGAATCGCGCGTTCAAACCATTGAGGGCGCACGGACACTATGAGCAAAGACTATGAGAAGACCCTCGTGGATCTGACACACAAGAAGCTGGGGCCATCCCCTACCGTTGAACAGGTGGTCCGCTACTTGGTCAGGGGCCGGGCAATAGGGTTCAAGCAAGCACGCGCCCACGTCATTCGTGAGGAGTTCTTTGCCGAACTGATGAGGAGTGGACGCATGGCAAAGGACGTGGAGGACGAGATCGCAGAGCAGCACAACGTGCATCCCTCATGGGTTCGGTTCCTCCGTTCTCAACAAGTGCTTGAAAAACTAGCCTAGGGACTTCCCGCGACCGTTCTATTTCGGTCGATGGTACCCAACAAGTTCCTTCGAGCAGCCAAGGGAGACGGTGACGCAGTGGACCTGTGGCTCACTGGATTCATCGGTCTGGACGTGACGTTCAATGACGTTCGGGCCGCCCTCGACTGGTACTCCAAGGAGGGCAAGGACATCACGCTCAATATCTACTCCCACGGCGGGTTCCTTGATGACGCGACCGCGTTCTACGATTGGGCACGCACCTCGGGGATCAAGTTCCAAGTGATCGTGTGGGGCACTGCCATGAGCGCGGCTACCGTGTTCGCAGCCAGTGCCGGAAAGAAGAACATCCAGATCGCGGAGAACGCATCGTGGATGATCCATGAAAGCTACGGCGGTACTGATGAAATGAACGAGGTCGGCAACGCTGCACTCGCACGCATTTACGCCAACCTGACCGGCAAGGGTGAAAAGGAACTGCGTGCCTTAATGCAGGCCACCACCACCTACGGAGCCAAGGACGCAGTGAAGGAAGGCTTCGCTGGATCGGTGATGAAGACCACCGCACGCCTGGCAGCTATGTACGACGCAACCCCGGTGGAGATCACCGACAAAACCAAGGACATGAAGACGATCAAGGCCAGTGTGCCCGTGAAGCTCACCACCATGGAAGCCGCCCGCGCCGCTTTCGGTGATGGCACCACCGTAGAGGTTGAGGTGAACGTGGAAGACGCCGTAGCGTCCGCCATCGCTGAAAAGGAAACCGAAGTGGCCAACCTGACCACTGAACTGGAAGCACTCAAAGCCGATGCCGCTACCAAGGCCACCGAAGCCGCTGAAGCCGCCGCAGCAGTGGAGGCCGCAACAGCCGCAGCAGTGCAAGCTGCGAAGGATGAGCTGGTCAAGGCCAACGCCGCCGAAGTGGCCAAGCTGAAGGCCGATCATGATGCCGCGATCGAAGCCCTGAAGAAGCCGCTGGCAAAGGGTGTGACGGGGGATAACCAGGACCAGAGCGAAGAGTCCCAGGAGCAGAAGGACGCGCGATCATTCGCACAGAGCATCGTGGCCAAAATGACGCCCATCCAGAAAGCCGCCTATGAAAAGGCGCTGGAGGAGAAGAAATCCAAGTGATCAGGCCATGAACGCCATCAAATACATCAACCCGGAAGGGGAAACCGTGGAGGTGCCGGAAGCGGACGCTCCATGGTTCGACGAGCAAGGCTGGCCACGAGCAGAGAGCGAGGCGAAAGCCACGAAGGGAAAGAGCAAAAACAACAACCAGTAAAACAAACCGAAGGCTATGGCATCACTCATGATCCCCAGTGGACTGACCTACACCAAGAAGGACTTGGTGGATCAGTTTTTCACGCCCTTGTTCATCGACAACCCCGAGATCAAGGAACTGTTCACCGTCATCACCGATGTGAAGACGGAAAAGGAACTCCTGTTGATCTCCCCTCTGGAGAAGATCACCAAGGGTTACCAGCGCGGTACCAGCTTCACCAGCTCGACCGGCATCACCATCACCGCCAAAACCCTGCGCGTTGCTCGGATGAAGGCACAGGTGGAACAGACCACGGATGAGTTCTGGGAGACCGTGTATCAGATCCTGATCGCGAAGGGTGTGGACGCGAACGACCTGGAGAACAGCCCCGAACTGAAGTCGATCATCATGGAGGCGTTCATGGACGCCCTGACCCGCGACGTGATCCGTCAAGGCTTCTTCGGTGACAAGAAAAAAGAGGGCATGACCAACACGGGCGGAGTATACAGCCCGAACGGCACGCTCGATGTGGATTACAAGGAATACGATGGAGCATGGACGCACATCGACGCCGCAGCCGTAGCCGCCGAGATCGACAGCACCCAGGTGGTGAACATCAACAGCAGCACGTACCAGACCGTGACCGCAGTTGCAGCCGTGAAGACCGCAACCCTGACGGGCACCAGCGGAACGGCAAACGTGAACATCAACGGGGTCGATTACCTGGCCACCTTCGATACGGACTTGACCACGACCGCCGCCAACTTCGCAACGGCACACGCACCCGATCTACTGGCCCGCTTCGGTCGCGTAGTGGTGGCTCCATCCGGCGTAACGCTGGTAGTGACCGCCGGTTACCCCGGAATGAACGTGTTGGTGACCGTGACCAACGTATCGGGCAACTTGGCCGGATCCGTGGCCCCCACGACCGCAGCAGTGAAGAACACCAGCCTTGTGGCCGGTGCTGCAAAGAACATCCTTCAGGCTGTGTACGAGGCCCGCTCCAATGAACTCAGCGAGTTCGACGATACGGAGTGCCGCTTCTACGTCACCCGTTCGGTGTACGAGAATTACCAGGCCTATCTCCAGAGCCTGGCCGGTGGACACGAAGCCGCCTACGTGGATCTCCAGAACGGTAAACGCACGCTGGCCTTCAACGGTATCCCCGTGCTGAAGCGCGCGGATTGGGATAAGCGCATCCGCAACGACTTCGGCGGCGTGATGCCTCACCGCGTTCTGTTGACCACGCCCCAGGCGCTGGTGATCGGAACCGACGCAGCCGACGACATGGCCAAGGTCGAAGCATGGTACGAGATGAAGGACCAACTGAACTACATGCGCACGCAGTATTGCGCAGGTATGCAGATCGTCCACCCGCTCTACATCGCAGTGGCCCGCTGATCACATCACCAACAAGCAAAAAGCACCACGAACATGGGATGTCTTCAAACCAACGCGCGCACGGCTGGCAGTGCGTGCCCCCCGCCTACCGCTGGGCTGAAAGAGGGCCAGATCTGGCTGGGTAACGCTTCGGAGATCACCTTCACAGGTGGCACGAACAAGATCTACACCGGCATCACGATGGCCTCGCTGACCTACCTGTACCGCTACAACGTCCACAACAAGGGCCTCGACCTGATCGACACCCTGACGGTGAACGAAGAGAGCGGCGCACGTAGCTGGGCCACGGAGTTGCAGTTCAAGATCCTGGACCGCAGCGGAGCAGCCGCCAATGACGTGGAGACGCTGGGCACCGAACTCGTGGTGTTCATCGTGGGCAAGAACGGCAAGGTGATGGTCGCCGGTAGCGACAGCCCCATGTACCTCAAGGCCAACGACAGCGGGTTCAACACGGAGAACTTCGGGGAGAACGTCACCATCGGCAACGATGACGGCAGCAAGCCCTACCAGCTCCTGATCACCGACCTGGCCACCACCATCGCCGCACTCGTCGCCGAGGAAGAGGCATAACATCGAACGAACATGGCAGAGCAGAACACCCCAGCACCACCACAGGCAAAAGCCAAGGTGTACAAGATCAAGAACGGAGCACTGGCGATCAAGCACCCTTCGATGGGTGTGACCTTCACCAACGAACACCTGAAGGTTCCCCACGTGATCGTGGCTATCCAGAAGGAGGAGAAGAAGGGCAAGACCAAGGGCTGGATCGACGCCAACCTGGAGTTGGCCTAAGCACCACCACCACAAAGCAAGGGGCGGCAGCGGCAACGTGAGGCCGCCCCTTTTGCAACCATGGGAGAGCAAAAGAAAGCGGTGAACATCGGGGGCCTGAAGGTCTACGCCATGGGCGGACAGGTAGGCAACGCGCCCATGATCGGCGTGGATACTAAGTCCGGCGAGGAATGGGTACGCTTCGGGCGGAACAACCTGTTCCCGGAGTTCTGCTGCGCGTTGGTCGATAACGTTCCCGCTCTTAGCTCGTGCGTGGAGACCATGGCCATGTTCATCGCTGGCAATGGCTTGGAGTTCCTGGACCTCAAGGATGAGCCGATCAAGGAGGCGTATTCCAAGTGGGAAGAGTTGTGCCAGGACACCGATCCCGAGGCATTGCTGGAGAGCACCGCGCGGGACATTGCGATACTGAACACGATGTCATGGCAGGGCATCAACTCCCGGTTGGGATTGGCCCGCTTGAACCATGTGGACGTGGCCCGTGTGCGCCTGAAAAAGAAGGAGGACGGCGAAGTTCGCGGCTACTTCTTTTCATCGAATTGGGCCAAGCAGTCCAGCGCGAATCAGTACAAGGCGGTACCTATCCCTGCATGGGGGCAGACGGGTGATACCTCACTGATCTACCGCAAGAGCTACAAGAACCTTCGGGACTATTACGGCGAACCGCACTGGCTTGCTGCCATGGTGGACGCTGAAGTTCTGGCACGCATCCCGGTGTTCAACCGCACGCAGTTGGATACGGGCTTCCGTCCGGCCGTTCACGCGCACCTGACCACGAACCGGGATGACGCCGATACCGAACAGATCGACGAGGACTTCGAGGCCGTGTTCACGGGTGCGGATGGTAAGTCCTACGTGCTGACCATTGGTGCCGTTGGTGAAGACCTGAAGATCACCAAGCTCGAACGCGGCGACCACGCCGGGGAACTGGACAAGACCCGCTCCTTCTCCAATGAGCAGATGTACAACATGTATGGCATCCCGCCGATCCTCATGGGCGTGGATGTCAACACCGGCATGAGCGGCAAAGGCCTCGCGATCACTGAGAGCCTTTCGCTGTTCCAGACCACCAAAGTAGCACCCAGGCAAAAGCACATTTGCGCGGCCGCGAAGATGGTCCTTCGTGCCTGTGGTATCGAGGTGCCAGTGGTACGGATCAAGCCGCTTGTGCCATTCGAGCCGTCGAAGGACCAAGTGTTACAGCGTCAGGCGTACATGCGCCGGACCACGGTGAATGAAGACCGGATCGACAACGGCAAAGATCCGCTTCCAGAGAATGACCCGCGCGGCAACATGCTGTTGATCGAGGCAGGAAGTACACCAGACCAAACCGATCCTGATGCCTGACCTGATCGCTATCGCAGACCTTCGGACCATCTGCGGGCTGAACGCCAACGTGGAAGAGCGCAAGGTGAGGGCCGGGATCAAGGAGGCTCACATCCGGTTCAAGAAGCACTTGGGAGCCGCGCTGTACGATCTGGTCTACGCTTCACCAGCCACCGAACGATTCGCAAACATCCTGGCAGACGGCAAGGGCTACGGGAAGGAACTGATGTGTTGGACGGCCCTTGCCGTCTCCTACCCTGCACTGCACGCGGACGCAGACCGGGCAGGGGTCTACACCAAGTCCGGCGACGAGCACGAATCAGTAAGCGCCAATGGTCTGCGGATGCTCAAGGCACAGGCGGAGAGCTTCGCGGAGAGCCGTCAGGAATTGCTCATGGCCTACCTGTACGACAACCGCGCAACGTACCCTGAACTCGACACGATCACCGGGTCAGAGGACCGCATCACTTCACGCAATTCACGCAGTCCGGGAGGGATCGTAATGCGCCGTTCACCGCGACAGGATCACTACCGGGGCTGATCATTCAATCATCAACACATGCAAGGGGAAGACTTCATTCGACAGATACAGACCGCAACCGTTGAGATCTTCAGCGGTTCACCGATGGCTTGGTTATCCAAGGTGCTCACGGGCGCGGCCATCGCCATCATTCAGAGCGTAGAGGCATCGGTGGTAGCAATCGCCATGTTCCTTGTGCTATGCCTGCTGGACGCGATCCTGGGTGTGATGCGGGTCTACAAGCGGAACAAGCAACCCAACATTGTGAACACGCCGATCAAGCCTTGGCGCATGATCTCCGGCCCGGCTTCAAAGTGGTTCGTTGGCGGGATCGTGCTACTGGCTTCGTCGTTCTTTGATAACGTGATCTTCGGCCATGAGGCTGTGCTGGGTGGTCCATTGCTCAAGTTCTCCACCGGAGTTGTCCTTGGTGCCATCATCATCGAAGTGGCCGGAAAGGCAGACTACCTCCAAGGATGGGGACTGACCGACAAACTGCGAAAGCGGTTCCCCGAGTTCTTTTCCGCCGAGTGATGTGGACCTACAGCCAGGGCACCGGCAAACTCATAGACACGGACGGTCGCACTGTGGCTGTAGGCTACTCAGGTAAAGGCAACGGGCGGAACAACTGCGAACTGCAACACGTTCGCAACGTGGGACCGATTCCACGGGGTATGTACGTGATCGGAAAGCCAAGGAACTCGGCCAAGGTTGGTCCCTACGCCATGGACCTCAAGCCAGTGGAGGGAACGGAAACCTTCGGTCGTTCAGCCTTCATGATCCACGGGGATAACGGTGACCAGAACCTGGACGAATCCGAGGGCTGCATCATCCTTCGCCGTGCCGTTCGGCATATCATCTGGGACAGCGGAGACAGGATCCTACAGGTCGTTCCGTAGCGTTTCGACTGTGACCCTGACGGGTCCAAAGTGCATACATCTTCGTACCATGGCACTACCACTGTTCATCGCCGTTGTGATACTCTTCGCCCGCGAGTGTGCATCGTGGGACCACGAAGAGATCGTCTACCGTATCCGCACCGGAGGCGAGAGCCTTGACCACGGGCCGATGTGGTGGTTCCGGGCGTTCATGGTCGGTCTGTTATCTGTCCCCGCCGCTCACTTCATGGGCAACTGGCTGGCCTTGATGCCACTGTTGCTGATCGGGGCGTTCGGGTTCAGTGCCGTGTTCCGGTATCGGCTGAACAAGTTGAGGGGGTTGGATTGGCGGTATGTCGCGCCTTGGAGCAACTACTACGATCGGGTATGGTATGCCATCGCGTGCCGCTATTGGTTCACCAAAGGAATGCTTAGGTCGCACCGCATTCTGCTGAAGGACTACCACAAGAGCACCATTTCGGATGGGTCTGACATCCACCGCGCCGGTACCATCGCCTACATCACCGAACTAACCATCACCACCGCCTGCATTGTGTGGGCGATAACACTCACAGCATGAAAAAGGACACGATCACCATCTACGCCAGTAAGAAGGTCAAGGGGCAGTTCGGTTGGCGGTACACCGCGAAGAACGGGCGCAAGCTGGCCACGTCCGGCGAACTGTACAAGAACCGGGCACATGCCGCAAGGATGGTAGACAAGCTGTTTGGCTGTTCGACTGTCCTTGGTCGTGTTGATGTGATCGGAGCGAAGTCCGCCACCACGAAGCCAGCCAAGCCATGAACGGAGACGTGACCATCCGATACGCAGCGCACGTCCTTGGGCATTCGCTCGGGTACGTGGCAAAGCTGAAGTCAGCGGGGAAGCTACGCGGCGTCCATGGCCACATCGAACGCGCAAGCCTGGATGAATACCTGGCAAGCCGTGTGAAGACCAACGACCTCGGGCCACGGCTACCCAAAGAGGCCAAGCGAATGAAGGCACCGCCTGAACATTTGCAGGTGCAGCAAGCAAGGATCAACGGAATACCAATTTTCATCTGATGAAGCACGTACTGACAGCCCTTCTTTTCGCCGTTTCCATGGTGGCATCGGCACAGACTGACAAGCCCGGCACACGGGACATTATCAACTCGTTCCTGACCGAACTGCTGGAGTTCAGCAAGGACGCCGGGGCCTTTGCAAAGGAGCAAGTCCCGCTGGTGTTGCAGGAGTACGTGAAGTGGGGGATTGCCGAGGGCCTGATGATATTCTTCGGGTGTTCATTATACATCATTGGATTTGCGTACGGCGCAAAGCGTTGGGCTATTGACGCTCATCGGGGCGATGATGATCTGGCTGCATTTCTGTACCTGATGATTGGTGGAATTTTGTCACTTATGGCCTTTGTTGGGGCGCTTGTTGACGGCATTCTGCCAGCTATTAAGGCAATAGTCGCACCCCGCGTATACCTCATCGAAAAACTTTCAGACCTCATCAAATGAAGACCACTATCACCACCATCCTGCTGTTCCTGTGCATCACACTGAGCGCACAGACCATCGACCTGCGCACACAGTTCAGTTGGCGCGATACCACCACCATCGGCAAGGACATGACCTACCAGAACGCCAAGGACAAGTGGCCCGCGTGGGTAGGGTACATGGAGCACATCGGGGCCAGTTCCAAGGTGCTGAACATCCGCAAGGCTGCGGCGTGGCACAATGAGGCGGTATGGGCCAACGATGACGGGCCTGGCGTCACCAACTACGCCAACGGGTGCGGGAGCCGGGCGAACATCATTTGGCCGCACGGTACGTTCCGCATTGACATCGACCTTATCCGGCCACAGGGCCAAGTGTGGGGCGAAGGCACGCAGGGGTACGTACTGGATAGTTGGGGCGTGAAGCCGGGCGGTACCACGTTGGTCTACGATCATGCCGGATGGGACGGCGACCCTGCACAGCGGTTCATGTTCCGCGATATGACGTGGGGACGGGTGGATAACTTCGGCTACACGGAGAGCTCACAGCTTCATGGGTTCAAGATCATGGGCCAAGGGACGGGCCTACACGATCCGTCCTACCACTTCAGCGCGATTGGGGCGTGGAAGGCCGGGGAGGATTACTTGATCGAGGACGTGTTCATCTACGAAGCGAACAACTACGGCATCGAGTTGGGTGGGCAGTTCCATGCCACGTTCTACACGGAGCGCGTCAGCATCTTCAAATGCGGCGTTGGGGCCTACGGCGTTATCGGCGGTGCCCACATGCAGGTTCACATGGGCAGCTACGATGACAACCCCAGCGTCTTCCATGTTCGCCCGGACGCACAGGGCAGCATCGGTAACGGCACGAGCCTGAAGGTATACGGCATCAAGTTCGAGACGGGGAATACCGCAGCACGGCCATACAGCCGTGGGCAGCAGTTGTTGGACGCGGAGGATTGTTGGATCAAGATGGACGTGTACGGCTTCGCCTATTCCAAGGTGAACAGCATGCCGCACAGCCTGATCCGATACAAAGGGAAGGCGGGACTTCGTTCGTCCGTGAACATCTACGGGGTCACGTGGTTCGACCGTCCGGCCTACATGCTGCATGACCGGGACAAGGGGCGGTTGTACGAGATGGATGCCACCAATGGCTTCGGGTCCAACGTCACCACTTGGTGTTGGAATAGCGTTGACGGGGTTATCCTGTCCCCTGGCGTAACGCTGAAGGATGTGGCCGCAAGCTGTGACCAGCGCCTCGCGCCATTGGCCCGCGACCCCATGACGGGCAACGCCGTGGGCAGTTGGTCCGGCTGCACGCCGCTCTATTCCTACACGCAGCCCATCGCGTCGGAAGGCGGAACGGTGACGCCGCCACCTACGCCCGTTCCATGCACCTACACCACCGGACCTTGGGGCGCGTGCATCAACGGCATCCAGGTCCGCACCGTGACCAGCAGCCCGGCAGGATGCACAGGGACCGCGCCGCCGACTACGCAGCCCTGCACGGTGGTGGTGGATCCGCCTATTACACCAGGCGCACCTGGTGTAATAAGCCCAGCTGATGTTTTAGTGGTGATCAACAGCGCAGACCCCGCATCGGCGGCAATGGCACAGGCATACAGCGCGGCATGGAAGACCACGACCACGGTCACGGTCAACCTTGGAAGCTCCGACGAACTGACCAACGCCACGGTGCTGAACACGGCACGGACGGCGATCAACAACGCGGGCAAGCAGTTCACCGTGCTGGCGTTCTCCAAGCCTTCGCGCTACGGGTCGCAGTCCATCACCTCGGCGGTGACCTTCGGGGCGCGTTCCGTGTCTAGCCTGACCGCTTCGCCCCTGTACAACTACACAGGAACCACGCCACGCACAGCCAAGGGCGTAGCGCCTTCCTTCCTGCTGGTGGATGCCAAGTACATCCGCGCATCGGTAACGAAGAACGGGGCAACGGGCAACAGCTACATGATCTTGGCGAAGGACCAAAGCGGAACTCCAAGGGGTAGCGCACGGGCCGGACAGACGGCAACGGGCCTGAACGTGTGGGACTACCGGAACGTCTCCGGCGTGGGCGAAGGGAACAACGGCTGCAACCAACTGTCCATGTCCTGCTGGATTACCGGGCGGATCCCATCGCTGCCCATCTTGGCCTATTACGGGTCGATGTACACCTTGGGCACAGGCACCGGCTTGACGTTCCGGCCGGGCTACTACGGCGACCATGTGACCAGCTTCGGCGGGTTCCTTCCGGGGAATGCCACCACCTACACGAACAGCAAGGGCCAGACGGCCTTGACGTGGCACCTTGACCGGGGCGCGTCGATGTCCGTGGGCAGCGTGTCCGAGCCTTGGCAGGGCGGAAGTGGAAGCCTTGCACAGCAGTTCGTGAACGTGTCCATCTTCCACCATCAGTTCATCGGTGGCACGCCCGTAGGCATCGCGGCATGGTCCGCTGTGCAGGCACCTGACCGGATGCTGTTCGCGGGTGATCCATTGTATCAAACGCGATGATAAGCCGCGCAAAGTTTGACGCCTACCCAATCGAAGTGCGTGCCCGGATAGAGTTGTCCGAGTGTGCGCTTCGGTTGTACCGCCTCAAGTGGTGGGAGTTCAAAAAGCGCAAGGCACTATTGTCCCACATTGAACTAGTGAGCGATTTCCACGTTCACCGCACTTTGGAGTACTTCTCATTCCTTGACCACAAATGACCACCCACCCACAGGCCGGAGACGGCATCGTTGACAACCTTGACCGCCAATGGATCGTGGACGGTCAAGCCACGGACAGCAACACCAAGGAGGTGATCGGCATCACCTACACGAACCATGAGGGGTACAGGCGTATGCTGCACCACAACGAATACCGCCGCGAAACCTTCGGCGAGTACCTGACCAGACCCACGGGATTCGGGCGCTGGACATGGGGAGAGTTCGCCTTCATCCAGTTCTGGGTGGTGGTCGGTACCATCTATGGGTTCATGACCATCGACGACCGTGGATGGGTGGTGTTCCCGCTCCTGCTGGCGATCGAGTTGGTTATCGTGATCTACATGCACAGGAACTATACGGGGCGGAACAGATGAGCGACACTTTCAAGCCCGACATGACGCGCAAGCTGTACACTATCAGCATTGACGTGTATCCGAACGCCAATGTGTTCGGCCTGTCCAATATCGAGGAAGGCTACGTGCCGACATACCAAGAGATGATCGGTGCGCTGGAGATCGTGAAGTCAGCATATCTGCGGGAACACGGAGCGAAGGTGAAGGATCACTACAAACCGGAACAGGAATGACCATCCTCACCAAGTCCCTCGCGATCCTGTGCGGCATCCTGGCCGTAGCCTGCGTGGTGCTTGTGTTGCAGAACGCATCCAAGGCCCGGCGCATCGCAGACCTACAGCACGCCGCTGAACTGTCTGCCGTGCGTATAGAGAGCATGGAGCAGGTCCAGCGCATTCAGGATGCACTACTGGCACAACGGGCCACTGAGCGCGAAGCATTGCAAGCCGACATCGACAAACTCAACAAGCTGATCCCACATGGCAAAAGGCCACCAGTTCGTCCTACTACTGTGCCTGCTATCCGGGACAGCATCCTAAAAGCCACCAGAACACGATGAATAGCAGCGAACTGATAGGCAAGGTCCACGAACGTTGGGCCGAACTTGGGAATGAAGACCCAGATCGCGTTGACGAACGATACGGTGGCGACCCTTGGCGATTGTTCTACACCGGATGGATCGAAGGTCGTGCCGACATGCTTGTCCATACGGCACGGTCGGCTATGGTTCGCCGCGATGTCATGGCTGGGATGTTCATCCTTGGCCTGCTGGCTGGGTTCTGGATCGGCTTCTACTTCGCCAAATGAGGAACACCATCACCGCCGCGTGCATCGCGCTATCAATGACCGCATCGGCCCAGCGCGACAGCCTCGTGTGCTTCACGGTGTCCGAGGCTTACGAGATCTTGGACACCCTGCACAGCGCGGTTGAACATCGACGCGCACGGATCATCCTTGGCACCATGTACTCCAAGCAGGTCCAGGTTTCCAAGTCCTACGCCGTGGAAGCCGACAGCCTACGGGCATGGCGCAAGGCGGACCAGCTATCCAACGCTGAGTCGATGCGGATCCGGGACCAAGCGGTGAAGGATGCGGAGTTCTGGGAGCGCAAGGCGAAGGGCAAAGGCTGGCGCGGGTTCGGTATTGGGATACTTGTGGCCGTTGGGGGATACTTTGGGGGTGTTGCGCTGACGCGATAGTCTGATCCCGCCAGCCTGGGGGAAACAGATCGGAGGCCCTGCATCCAAGTGGTGTGGGGCCTCTGCATTTCGTACCTTCCCACCCATGCACTACTCCAATGCCACCAGCCGCCTACTGTCTGAGGTCTTCACCCGTCTTTGGGATGGGGTCCTTTGGGTGTGGAGGCGTCTTCGATCCGGTCAAAGACCCCTTTGATCATGGCCCGGTCGAACCTCGATAGGTACCGCTCCGTGGTGGCCGTCCGGGTGTGACCAAGGACACGGGACACGGATCTAACGTCAAGGGTGGCTGACTGTGCCGTTTCCGCCCACGTGTGCCGCGCCATGTGCATCGTGAGGGGGCGAATACCCAGGATCCGACAGACCTCTTTCAGTGATCGGTTCAGATTGGCCGTGGCCGTCTCGATCGCCTGTGCCAATGGATCACCGCTCAGACCCTCCTTGACCAACGGCAGGATGTTCAGGGCACCTCGATACCGTTCCATGATCGCCAGTGCTCCGGGGCCAAGCGGAACCCATCGGGGCTTGGGAACCTTCCCGGCCGTCCATCCGATCGCGTCGCCGTCGACCATTGACCAGTTCAGGCGGCACAGATCGCCGACACGCATACCTCCGAGGTGGTAAGCCAACATCCAGGCGTCTCGGGCAATGGTCAGGGATGCCGTGGGTAAGGTTGCCCCGGCGAAGGTGGCCAGCTCCTCCACCGGCAGGAACTTGGCCCCATGGTCCACCTCCGCAGGGATCAGCCCATCGAACAAGTCCTTGGACGGGATGCCCGCCGACTTGCACGCCGCCCGGTACATGGTCCGAAGCCTCCGCAGCCGGGATCTCCGCGTGTTGGACCCTATGCCGCGCTCCACATACCACCTGTCCAGATCCATGACATGAGCCACCGACAGCCCGGAGAGCGTAGCCAGTGGAAGCGCCTTTTCCACATCCCTGACCACAGTAACCCGCCCTTTCCTTGTGGCATACGCCAACCGATGCGCATGGTCCGCAACGTGCCGGGCCAGTGATTCATGGAGCCGTTCAGCACCCGAGCCGGTATCCTGGGCCATCAACTCGCGCAAGTGGTCCGGTGTGATGCCGGGATTCTCCAGCGCCAAGGCTTCGGCACGTTGAACAGCCTGGTCGATCATCCC